GCCAGAAGGTGCGGAAAACTGGCCGAAGAACTGACTTCTGAGCAAGTTTTGAGTGCTCGGGAGTCTCTTGGCTTCGTTTTGACGAACCTGATCAACATTGGCATCCAATACTGGGCCATTGAGAAGAAAGTCTTCGGTCTGACCCCCGAAAACTACATCTACACCCTTCCAACGGGTGCAAATGACGTTCTCAACGCTCTGTATCGCACGATGCAGCGCCCAAATGGGTCTTACACGACCTCTGCAGGGGGTACGGTGGCCTTTGTGGGCGACTCCAACACCGCAACCTACTGCCAACAGACCTCCGCCAACGGCAACATCTCCATCGACTTCGGCACGGACAACCCGATCTACGCCGGATCGATCGGTTTGCTGCCTTACATCGCAGGTGGCGGGTCTGGAACGTGGAATCTGACCCTGGAATACAGCACTGACGGCCTTTCCTGGTCCACTTTGGAGGATCTGGGGGCTGTTGCGGTCAGGGACAACGAATGGATCTGGACGGACATCAATCCTGGTCAGAGCGTCCAGCATTACCGTGTCCGGGCTTACGGCGGCACGACCTTGGCTCTGCGTGAGTTCTGGGTTGGCAACATGAGCCAAGAGATCACGATGTCGCGCCTGAACCGGGACGACTACACGAACCTGCCCAACAAGAACTTCACGGCCAATCAGCCCTACCAGTTCTGGTTCAACCGCACGGTTCCTGATCCGCAGATCTACCTGTGGCCAGTGCCTTCTGACCCCTTCGTTCAGATGACTGTTTGGTACTCCAAGCAGATCATGAACGTGGGCGACCTGACGGACGAGTTGCAGATCCCGCAGCGGTGGTACATGGCCGTGGTCAATATGCTTGCCCACCAGATGTCCCTGGAACTGCCCGCGGTGGACATCGCTCGCGTCACTTACCTGGAGCAGCAGGCTGAGAAGTACCTTGCTCTGGCAGAGGCGGAAGAGCGCGACAAGTCGCCGATCTACTTCGCGCCGAACATAAGCGTGTACACGAAGTAAATATGCCGGTCTTTCTCGACACCTTCGGCAACGCCTCACTGGCGATCTTCATCTGCGACAGATGCAAGATGAAGCGCCCTATGGACGAGCAGATGTCGGATCACAACTTCCCTGGCCTGAAGGTGTGTCAGCAAGGCTGTGCTGACGAGAAAGACCCCTACCGGCTTCCTGCCCGGAAGACCGAGCGTATCAACCTGCGTTTCCCGCGCCCGGATGTGTCTGTGGCACTAGACCCGAACAACCTCGTGACGGACAATGATGGTGACTACATCATCTCGACCGAGGGCAACACAGACACGCCCGAGAACAACGGCAACCTCGACGGAATTTCGGTGACACCCAATGGCTAATCAAACCATCACCCAACTCCCGGATGCGGGGCCAATAACGGGCACTGAACTCGTTCCGATCGTTCAGAACGGCGGGACGTACAAGACCACGACCGCGGCGATTGCCAACAGTCCGACTCAGACCCAGACGTTTCTGACGGTCAACAACGAGCCGACGCTTCCCAACAGCCGGTACTTCTCGACCGACGCAAACTTCACCCTGACGGATGGGGGTTCGCTGTCCTTCTTCCGCCTGAACCTCACAGGCGCGGCTGCAAGCCTTGCAGGGTCGAGCAACGGCATTCAGGTCAAGACGAGCCCGACCACCCTGACAGGCAGGACTCTGATCTCCGGAACCACGGGCCTGTCGATCGCCAACGGTGACGGGATCTCTGGGAACCCGACTTTCTCCTTGGATGGGAACGTCCTGTCCCTGGCCAATGCCTCAGGAACGGGTCTATTGGCCCTCTCAGGGCCTTCTGCGGTCACGTTCAGGGCAATCCAAGGGACAGCCTCAGAAATCGACGTAGCGAACGGCACAGGCGCTTCTGCTGATCCAGTCATTGGTCTGGCCGACAACCCGGTCGTTCCTGGCTCTGAGGGTATCGTGGTTCCCACGGGGAACACCGCTTCTCGTCCTCTGCTGCCTGTCAACGGGACGCTGCGCTACAACTCTCAGACGGCGGTCTTTGAGGGCTACGCCAACAACGTCTGGGGCGCGATCACCACCGGAACTGGCGTGACTTCTGTGGGCTTGTCGATGCCTGCAGACTTCACGGTCACGAACTCTCCGGTGACCTCTGCAGGTGTTTTGACGGCCACCTGGGCCTCTCAGGCAGCCAATCTGGTTCTGGCGTCTCCGAACGGATCTTCCGGGACTCCGTCTTTCCGGTCTCTGGCCAACGACGACCTTCCCGCTTCTGGCGTGGTTGCCGCGACCTACGGTACGGCTTCTGCTGTTCCGGTGTTCACGGTCAACGCCAAGGGTGTCGTGACCAATGTCACCAACACCACGATCGCCATCTCGAACACTCAGGTGTCTGGCCTGGGCACGATGTCCACCCAGAACGCCACTTCTGTGGCCATCACGGGTGGGGCGATTGACGGCACGACCATCGGCGGGACGACTCCTGCTGCGGGTACGTTCACTTCGGTGACGATGACTTCCGGGACGATCACCACGGCTCCGGTCAGTGGCAACGACATCGTCAACAAGACCTACGCGGATTCGATCGCCTCAGGCATCAACTTCCACCAGTCCTGCGTCTACGCCACGACTACGGCTCTTGCGGCGAACACCTACAACAACGGCATCTCCGGTGTTGGAGCAACCCTGACCGGGAACGTCAACGGTGCTCTGGTCATTGATGGCCACACCTTCGTTTCCCCGACGGATGTTGGCAAGCGGGTTCTGATCAAGAACGAAGGTAACGCTGCGTACAACGGCGTCTATACCGTCACGCAGACGGGTAGCGCCGGTGCTGTGTACATCCTGACCCGTGCGACTGACTTCGATACCGCGGGCTCTGGTGTTGACCAGATCGATCAGGGCGACTTCTTCCTGATCACCGCGGGTACGGCGAATGCCAATACTTCGTGGGTGCAGCAGACTCCGCTGCCAGTCACGGTTGGTACGACGGGAATCGTCTTCTCGCAGTTCGGTGCGCCGCTGACCTACTCAGCCGGGACTGGGCTGAATGAGTCCCCTGCCTACACCTTCAACATCGCCAACACCGGCGTGACATCCGGGAACTACGGGAGTGCTTCCTCTGTCCCGGCGATCTCGGTCAATGCTCAGGGCCAAATAACCTCTGCGACCAACACCTCGATTGCGATCGCCGCATCGCAAGTCACATCTGGATCGTTTGGGGTAGATCGTGGCGCGGTTGGCATCACCAGTTATGCCGCAGGCGACATCATTTATGCCAACACCACCACATCTTTTGACAAACTGGCGATTGGCGCGGCAAGCCGGATTCTGACTTCTACAGGGTCTGCTCCGTCATGGACTGATCCGTCAACCATTACGGTTGGCACGGCCACAAACGCCACCAATGCAACGAATGTCGGAGTGGCGGTAGACAGCACCAATGCCAACTACTTCCTCGGCATTTACAGTACAAATACCGGGAACTTGCCTACTAAGGTGGCAACTGGTCTGACCGCTAATCCTTCCACCGGCATGATTACTGGTGGCATCTCTGGAGGAACCTTCTGATGGCTGCAACAGGCTTCACCCCGATCCAACTCTACAGAACCTCTACGGCTTCGGCCGCGCCGACCGCGGGGAACCTTGCAGACGGCGAACTGGCCATCAACGTCACCGACGGCAAGTTGTTCTACAAGGACAACGCAAGTGCTGTTCAGGTCATCGGTTGGAAGGTGGTTCCCGCAACGGCAGGTGGAACTGGTCTTACCTCTTCTGGCGCCAATGGAAACGTCCTGACCTCCAACGGCACTACCTGGACTTCGGCTGCCCTGCCTGCCGGTGGTTTGACCTATATCTACACGACCACGCCGATCACGCTGACGGACAAGCAAGGCGCGTTGGCTGACACCTCTGGTGGTGCGTTCACCATCACGCTGCCTGCAACGCCTGCTACGGGCGCTCAGGTTGTCGTGGCTGATGCCGGAGCATCTTGGGGTACCAACAACCTGACGGTTGGCCGCAACGGCTCTACCATCGGTGGAATCGCTCAGGACTTGGTCTGCGACATCACCGGTGTCAGTGTCCAGTTGGTCTACGACGGCACCACCTGGGAGGTGTACGCCCAGATCGGCGGCAACGGTGGCAACGCCGCGACTCAGCCTGGGAACAACAACTTCACGGGCGCCAACACCTTCTACAACAACAGCGGTCAGGTCTTCGGAACCGGGACTACCTCTCAGGACGGCATCATCCTGGCCGGACGGGCGGGGGGTTCTTCATCTCTGCGGGCAACACTTCAGCCTGCAACGCTGTCAGGCAACCAGACTCTCACGCTCCCGGACGCCACGAGCACCCTGGCCGTTCTGGGCTTGGCTCAGACCTTCACCGCTACGCAGACCCTGACGGGCTCTTCTAGCGTCCTGGGGGCGGTTCTGAGCGACACCGCAGAGGTGACGACCATCTCCGCAACTGCTGCGACGGGCACGATTGCTTACGACACCACCACCCAGTCGGTGCTGTTCTACACCTCCAACGCTTCTGCGAACTGGACGGTGAACTTCCGGGGATCGAGCGGAACGAGCCTGAACACGTTGATGTCCACGGGTCAGTCTCTGACAGTGGCCTTCTTGGTGACCCAAGGCGCAACTGCGTACTACAACAGTGCGGTGCAGATCGACGGCAGCAGCGTCACGCCGAAGTGGCAAGGCGGCACGGCCCCGAGCGCAGGCAATGCGAGTGGCATTGACGCCTACGTCTACACGATCATCAAAACTGGTAGCGCCACGTTCACGGTCCTGGCTTCGCAAACCAAGTTTGCATAAGGGGTAGACGATGCCGTTGCTTGAAACCAAAGGTGCTGCGTCAGCCCAAGGGTTCGGCCTGACGCTTCAGCAGGCCGCGGCCAACTACATCGAGGACGTGTTCTCGACGTGGCTCTACACCGGCAACGGCTCTACGCAGACCATCACCAACGGAATCAATTTAGCAAGCAATAACGGGTTGATTTGGATTAAGAGCCGAAATAACTCCACGTTTGCCAATTCGCCAAACGTGCTGACTGATTCGGTTACTGGATTTTCTAAATACCTAATAAGTTCGCAGACCACGCAACAGCAAAATTGGGCT